TTCTCTCTTGCTGCCAATTCTAGAACAGGTAAAACAGGCTCAACAAATTCTAACTTGTGGTCTGTGATGAATAATAAACTATCCTCAAACTTACAGGTTTGTTGACGATCATTATTTACAAATTGATTACTAGCAAAACCCGAATCAAAGATAAAACCTTCAACAACTTCAAGTGTTGTCTCTTGTGAACGAGCATCCTCAATCGTCACAGCACCATTTCTGCCAGCCATATCAACAGCAGAGGCAACAAGTTTACCAATCGTTGAATCGTTATTTGCTGAAATGGTAGCGATATGTTCAATGTCCTCCAGAGAATTGACGGGCTTGGCATTTTCTTTTAGATAATCTGTCACGGTTTGTACCGCACAATCCATGCCGCGCTTTATTTCTGTTGGATAATGTCCAGTATGAATATGCTTGCGTGAGTTCTTTAGCAATTCCCGCGCAAGAACAACTGTTGTCGTTGTACCATCGCCACACTCTACGTTTGTACGATTCGATGCTTGCTGCACAATCTTTGCTGCTGCATCCTCAAATGGATCTTCTAATTCAACAAAGTTTGCAACAGTTACGCCATCCTTTGTAACGATTGGAGTTCGATCTTTATTCTTTAGAATAACATTACGACCACCGGGACCAAGAGTTGCTGCAACATAATCTGCGAGCAAATCAACTCCTGTCATAACTTTATCTTCTAAAACTGCATAATGAGAAAAACGTTTTGCCATATTCATATTCCTTTGTGATAAACACAGGCACATGATAAGACAAGCCGAATAATTTGTCAAGTATAAAATAAACAAGCCACCTGCATTTCTACAGGTGGCTTGATGTTAGCAAAAGGAGGAGCTAAATTATTTCTTCTTTACGGGAGCAACTGGCTTGCCAGCAGGCTTTGCTGTTTTCTTTGGGTCAGCTTTCACTGGCTTCTTGGAAGCAGCCAAGAGTCTAGCAGCTACTCTTCTCATTAGAGTTTCTTCTAGGGTTGCTTTTTGGATTCTTTGTTTTACTCTGGCTTCAACTTTATTGACCAAGCGACGAACACTTTCGGTCATTGCTGCCATTTCTTCTTCACCACCAGCGGGAGGTGGGGGTAGTTCACCAGCAGCAGGAGCAGGAGGAGCCATTTCTTCTGGTGCTTCTTCAGCGGCTTCTTCGCCACCAGAAACAACATCAATTGAAAGATTTAGATCGGCAGCTAAAGAATCCGCCATTGCCTTTAGGGCTTTTTCTAGGGCATCTTCAATTTTGCCTTTGTCCATGCCACCGGCTGCGCCTTCATCGCCCATATCCATTTCTGGTTCGGGCATATCTTCCTCTTCTTCTGATTCTTCTTCGGGTTCTTCTTCTACCTCTTCTACTTCTTCTTCCTCGTCAGCCTCATTCATAAGACCACCAAGATCATATTCGTCCATTTCATGATCCATTTCATTCATGGATTCATCGAGTTCTTTTTCCTCTTTTTCCTCTTCCTTTCCTTTACCTTCTTCTAAATCTTCGCGACCACTTACATAATCATCACCTTCGTGTTGACCACGACCGTGGCTTTCTTTTAGACCGGGAATGTTAGCCAAGGTTTGGAATCTTCTTATTGTGGCTTCATTTAGTAACTTTGACATTTACAAATCTCCTTTTGCTATAAAACACATTATAAATAGTACTCATTTTGCAAAGATTCAGAATTTTTCTTTTTTATTTTCTTTAATGCAGCTTCTTCTATTTGTTTCACCCGCACAAAAGATACTCCCAATCTTGCTGCAATCTCTCTCAAAGTGAGAGCGCCGTTTTGTCTTGCACAAACAAGTGTACAATTCATGTCCTGTAAATAGTCTAGCCAATACTTACATTCCTTTTGTTGGCATGGTTCTTTTGTTTTTTCACATATCTCATCGCAATTCATTATACTCCTTTATTCTAAATCGCTCATTTCTTCGATAATGTCATACAATTCATCAACGTCATCATCATTCAAGTTGAAAGTTTTTTCAATTTCCTTTCCTTTGAGAACTGAACGTGAGTGCTTTTGTTTCTTTGTTTTCTTTATAAGATTTTGTTCTTCGATAAATTTATCAACAGCTTTGCGTATATTAGGTTCGTCTTTTAGATATCCATAAAGAAGAAACTTCATCAAGCCTGTTTGTGTCAGATTTTCTTCACGAATTTTCAGAAGAAGATCTGCATGTTCTCTATCTGTCAGATTCATGATAACTCTTTTGACAGACATGTTATTTCCTCAAAATGTGTGGTGAGCTTTCAATTTGACCAGCGCCAGTTTGTTTTGCCCATACGCAGCGTTGACGCAATTCATAAATGCTATCCGCGCCTGAATATGAAAAACCACTGCGAATACCACGCTCTAAATCGTTTAGAACATCGGCAACAGCACCACGATAAAGAATAGTTGAACTAACGCCCTCAAACGAGGAATAGGTTCCCTTCCAGTTTTGTTGCGCTTCCTTGCTTGCCATACCACGATAAACTTTTTTCATTACACCATCTTGAATAAAAGTTTCACCGGGAGCTTCATCTGTTCCAGCTAGTAGCGAACCGAGCATAACAAAATCAGCACCAGCAGCTAAAGCTTTTACAATGTCTCCGCTATTACGAATACCACCATCTGCAATAATCTTGGCTTCAAGACCATACATTTCTTTTGCGTCATAGCAATCAAACAATGTTTGTAAGCCGGGATAACCATGACCAGTTTGGATACGAGTTGAACAGATAGAACCACCGCCTACATTACAGCGAACATAATCTGCGCCCCACTCTGATAAGTCGGCATATCCATTGCCAGTGGCAACATTGCCAGCCATAATCTTTACATCTGGATGGATTGTTTTTATCCACTGAATAGCTTCTTTCATCATAACATGATGACCGTGTGCAACGTCCAAACAAAACACATTGCAACCAGCACTATGAAGCTCAAAGGTTCTGTCCTTATAGTCTCCAGAAATACCAATGGCAGCACATACTAAATCTGTATGTTGTTTTACTTTACGAACTTCTTGTACTTGTTTATCAATGGAGTTATAACGATGAATAACTCCAAGACCACCAGCATTTGCCATAGCAATTGCCATATCAGATTCAGTTACAGTATCCATTGGGCTGGATATAATGGGAATCTTTAGTGGGTCAGAACCAATGTCAATTTGTGAACGTGAACGTATTTCAGAGTATTGCGGCACAAGCAATACATCATCATAACTCAATGCTTCTCTCATCAATACCCCAAATTTGTTAGATAGTTTTTTAGATAATCATAACCATAACCACTCACAGGATCTGACGGATATGGTATTTCATGCGCGGAATCTTTTGATATAATATAAATTGTTGGCACCCCATCCTTGATAAACAATTCAGATAATTCAGGATTTTCACCAATGGTTACATTTCCAAAAGCAAATTGATTGTCAAACTCTTTTGCTATCTTGTGGAATAATGGCTTGAGAGCCACGCAGTAGTGACAATCTGGACTTGTAAATTTGATAACATGTGGTTTATCAGACTCCAGAATCTTCTTGAACGACAGGAGTTTCATGTTTTTCACTGGCATTTATTACCTCCTTAGCCTTACTCATACAATCTGGACAGAATAATCTTACAACCTTTTCTGCCTTCTTGACAACAACGAACCATGTTTTTGCCATTTCTTTTGATTTCTTGTCAAAGTCCTTATAACAAGTATCGCATTTATCTGGCATTCTGTCAAACATATTTAGTTCAGAGGTCGCACTCTTTTTAGCATCCAACATCTGCTTTCTCAACATTTTTCTTGATGGACTTGTCATATTACATACCCCGTCATTTGTGGTGAAGTATGATCGCTTTTACCATCAAACACAACAATCATAGATGGAAATGGAGCAGAGTTTGGTTTTCCAGAACCATTCTCAAATTTTACACGACCTTTGATAAATTGAACAACGTCTGCCTGCATACAATAACGATGAAACCATTTTGTATCTGTACGAGAAGGAATCAACAGAACACATGTTGCAGCGTTTTCAACGCTTTCTTTATATGCTTTCTCAACCCAATCAGAAACATTTGAGTATGGTGGATTGATAAATACGTTTTCACCAGCCCATGATTGCGATAGACCATCATCTTCTTTGGTAAAATACTTTGGGCATTTAGCTGTTTGAGCGGTTGCACATGGGTCGAGTGTAAAATTATGAGTATGATTTAGTTTATCAAATAAAGCTTGTGGTGTTGCCCACTCGTCTGATTTGCTTGAAAACATTACTTCTTGAGTTTGTGTATCCATTATTTAGCTCCTGTTGAACCAAAACCACCAGCGCCTCGCTTTGATTTAGTTCCGATTTTAGAATAAAGACCAACATCATTTGGCAATACCTCAAAAGATGGCAGTTCAACTTTATAAACAATAATCTGTGCGATCTTATCGCCGGGATGAATAACTTGCTGAGATTTACCAATGTTATGAAGATTGATTAGAAGCTCACCTTCATAGCCAGCATCAATAACGCAAGCCCCTACTACTAATGATTTTTTTGCAGCAATACCAGAACGATTCTTTACTTCGGTGACATAATTTACTGGAGTTGCAATACGAAGTCCTGTGCCAATAATTGCACTTTCATTTGGACCAATTTCAACATCTTTATCGCCACAATAAAATACATCTGCCCCTGCATCGCTTGGATTTGCACGAACAGGAACCTTTGCATCTTCACGAATCTTTTGTATAAACAAGATAACCTCCTAACTTGTTAGAGCTAGAAGGTTATCATAGTTTTATCTGATTGTCAATCGCTATGGGTAGGAGCCAGAACCAATTGCAATAAACACACCATCAACTTGAGTTGTTGAAGTTTTAGCAGAAGAACTAAATTCCACAATCATACCAGTGGCAGAGGCAATACTCGCTGTTGGAATCAAGAAAACTTTTCTATAAAGAGCAGAACTCAATTGTGTTGCAGAAGCACTTGTTGATGTATTTACTAAAGCGGAGAAGGATGTGTCAGAGCCAGTTGCAAATCTAGAATCTAACAAAGTGCCATCGGATGCTTTTAGAATTCTAATTTGATCGCCAGATGCTAACTCGCCACCGACATACACTGAAACGTGTGTTGGATTATTCGCACCAGTAATTTGAGCACCAAATCTAATCGAAGCAGTAGTTGCGGTACCACCCAGATAATAAGGCACATAATTAGATTGTGGACCTTCGTTAGTATAAATTATAACTGGAGGAGTTACAGCAGTAGAAGCCGAAAGAATTGTTTGGTTTCCAATAAAGGGAAAGTAATAATGCTTGGTAGTGCCACCATTCAATATGCCAATCGCACCACTTAGAGAAGAAGAAACAAATGCACCAGCGTTTGTTGTCTCGCCAGTCAATCCTGCTATTGTAAAAGCATTATCGGCATTAGAAATTGCATTGCTCAACAAAGTTGTGGAACCAGCAGCAAAAGTTGGAGTTGAACCATCTCTGGAATAAAGGGCAATGTTTTGTAAATTAGTCAAAGCAGTTGTGCTGGTTACGTCTGCTGCGGCAACGGTTGTATAACCAGCTGGAATTAAAACTTCGGCACCAATTTGATTTTTCTTCAATCTTCTGTGTCTGGGGTGAGGCATATTCGTAAATCTCCTATGGATATGTCCTTATAAATAGTATTTGTTTTGGTATTATTTACCATCAAGAACATTTTTTATTTCTAATATGTAATCATCGTATTCTTTCTTTTTTAATTTTATCGCAAACTCATTGAAGTTATCATAAATCAATTTTCTAAATGGCATCATCCAATAATAATTAGAAGAGGTAAATTGGTTTGTATAATAATTTAGATCTGGAATCTTTCCAATAAAATAATGAAAAATGAATATGCTCATCTTATAAGCTTTATACTCAAAATAGGCTCGACCTATGCTTGGAATTGGCAATAAACATAATAAAAACAACAGCCATAAATTAGAAAACCATATTGATAATAAAGCCAGTGATGCAAAAATTTGTGGCGCTAAATAAAGTATATTGAATAAGATTCCCAATCTTTTCCTGTCATTTAGATGAACATATTCATGAGCCAATATGATTATTCTTCGTATTGGATCTCCAGATGAGAGAACTGATTTTGGAAAATAAACCTTGGGATATATTGTTGTCGTAAAATCTGTCATAAATTTCTTGTTGAAGAAAAGCAAAAAGGAGAGCAATCGCATCAAACGACTGTTCTCCTTCTCGACTATCTCAAAACCAGAAATGTTTTTATATATATGAGCGAGCAATAAGTCCCATTTTTTCATCCATATTGCCCTCCATGTTAGCATTTTTATAAATAGTTTTTACATCAAGCATCTCCAGTTTCTGGAAGATGAAGGAGTTGAAAAGCCCCAATCATCATGATTAAGTTTTGCAAGATAGGGTTTGTTTAATTGAATAGGATCATTTTCTGAAATGCTCCAGACCTTTACTTGTGTTGATTGATTTGTATCATCAATAACATTTACAATTGCATACTGCTTTCCAGTCTTTGTTGTTTTCTTTGTGATCTCTCGCGGAATAAACCAGCAAACACCAAGCTCGGGATCGAATTCACTGATTGGCGGTACTTCATTCTTCTCCAGTTTGTTCATAACGCTTGGTGTCACAACCATACTAAACGGAAACACGCCAGCCAAAGTCACAGCGAAATCAATCTTCTCGTCCTTAGAATAATCCTCTACGCTCTCAAACTCTTTGATAACTTCGGCAAACTTTTCTTTCTTCTTCGGTTTGTTCTCAACAACACAAGACCAGAAATGTTTCATGTTCTTAAACCGAGCATCCTGTAATTCTTCAAGAGCATTACAGCGCACCAGAACATCGAGCGCTTTCTTGTTTAGTTTAGAATAAACAATCTTCTCATTATAGATAAGCTCTTCAATTGTATTGAATGGGCGATGTTCAAGAATTTGTTCAATAGCTTTTTCACCAAGACCTTTGATAGAACTCAAAGGCTGGACAAGAGTACTCTCATCTTTTACGGTCCAATACATATCGGAGTGATTGATACTACAAGGCAAAACGTTATAGCCGAGAGCCTTGGCGATATTAATCGCCTTCTCTTTCTTTTCCTCTGGCTCTTTATCTAGGAACGCTGCCAGCCACTCAACTGGATAATAATGAAGCAGATATGCACACTGGTAACTAAGAACACTATAAGCAACGGCGTGAGACTTGTTAAAGCCGTAACCGCTGAAGTACTCAAACGAATCCCAGAGAGACTGTGCATCTTTTTGGTGAATTCCTTTTTCAAGGCACCCTTCAATGAATTTAGCATGGATAGCGTCTTTCTTTTCATGACCTTTACCTGTTCCTTTCTTTGTTAGGAGTTTACGCAGCAAATTACCTTCATCCAGAGACAGATTCTTACCAAGCTTGTGAGCAAGCAAAGCAATTTGTTCTTGAAAGATTAGGAAGCCAAATGTTTCACCAACCACTTCCTTTACTAACGGATGAATATAGCGAACAGAACTTGGATTATTCTTTGCTTCAACATATTCCTCATGCACGTTCGCAGCCAAAGGACCGGGACGATAAATTGAAGTGATAGCAGACAAGTCGATGATACTCATTGGTTTTGCTTTTGAGCAAAAGCGTTGAGCACCTTTCTCTGCAAACTGGAAGATGCCTGCCCATTTTCCTTTGTGGAAGATGTTTTTGTAAACTTCTACATCATTTAGATTCATCTTTTCAGGATGAAGATTTTCACTGTAAAAGTTTTTTACATCATCGAAAGTTGGATTTTCAATTCCTTTATGGCGACGCAAAATGTGTCGAACACAATCTTCAATCATACGGAGAGAAGCCAAACCTAAAATGTCAAACTTGATAAATCCAAGTGGCTCAAGGTGACGAACGTTTTGACCTTCACTCCAAGGAGTCTGAATAATGCCGCCGCTATTGATAAGAGGCATTTGCGTATTTAGTTTATCTGCAATAACAACACCACCAGCATGACGAGATTGTGAGCGAACCTGTCCAACCAAGCCTTCAACGTGAGTCTTGATTTGTGGATACTTATCAAAGAATTTTTGTAGAGTTGGCGAAAACTCCATAAGTTCTTCATAAGTTGGATTATAGACGCCAGACTTGATACCATTTTTCTTCTTAGCAAGAGGAGTAGCTTCTACCAACATTTTGCTAGTTACGTCATTTACTTCCTTGAAGTCAAGACCATAAAGCTTGGCAATGTCCTTGATAAGCGAGCGGAACTGTAGCATGTTGTAGTTCGTAATTGGAACCACAGTATTCTCGCCCCACTCTGAAATAAGTTTTTCCTTGATTTCCATTGGGTCGGAAACGTCAAAGTCAATGTCTGGATAATCTGTTGCATCACGTCGAATAAAACGCTCAAACTGCAAACCATACTTGATTGGGTCAACTTGAGTAATGTCCAGAACAAAAGAGATAAGAGAACCAGCCGCAGAACCGCGCCCAGCACCACACAATTGCATCTGTCGTGAAGTATCCGATACGGCTTTCATCGTTAGGAAATACTTCGCAAAGCCACGATCCTTGATGACTGTTAGCTCGTCCTTTAGGCGCTCAACATATTCTGGCTTCTTGTGTAAATTCAATTCTTTCAAGCCTTTTAGACAAATCTCTGTAAGTGCTTGAATTGCAGTCTTGCCTTCTGGTACCACAAACTCTGGTAAACGAACAGTATTGTCTGGATAAAATGCCTCAACGCGCTCATGAGCAATATGATAAGTCTCTTGAATAGAATTCAAGACAAGTTCATCATCATATTCATGACCGCAAGCTTTAGAATACTTTTGATAAGACGCCCACATTTGGTCGCCGTTCTTAGGATAAAGTTCGCTCTTTAGATCATCCCGAGATTGTGGAAGATCTCCAATGTCATAATCTGGTTTGCTATTTAGCCAACCAAGACGCTTATAAATTTCACGGTCTTTCCATGCATCTGGATTTGGATAGTGAGAATCAGCAGTTGATACAAGCTTCAAGCCAGTCTTTTGAGCAACCTCAATAACGTGCTTGTTGATTAGGTGTTGTTCTACAATGTTGTGCCATTGAAGCTCGCCATAAAAACGATCTCCAAAAATAGATTGAAAGCGAGTCACAAGCTCAATCATTGCATTTTGTACAGCTTCATGACCAGCATCTTTGTTTTTCCAATAAGCCTTGGCAAGCACACCACCCATACAGGCAGAGCTTACAATAAGACCTTCATTATATTTCTCAAGCAAATCAAAATCAACACGCGGATAACGATAAAAGTTACCCGGCTTGAAAGATTCAGATACAATTGTGAAAAGATTATTCAAGCCCTTCTGGTTCATCGCAAGTAGAACCAAGTGGGCACGACGATTCAATAGGCTCTTTTCAGCCGTCTTGGTTTCTTCTTCGTTCTCAACAACAGTTCCAGATTCCTCATCAGAAGTCTTGGCTTTCTTATCTTCCTTGTGCTTTTCGTATTCCTGCTTCCAATTAGAAAGCGAATCAATAAAATAAGCTTCAATGCCAAAGATTGGCTTGAACTTCTTACCTTCTGCGTTCATCTTCTTTGCATGAAGCACTTGATAAGACAAGCCATTCATGTTGCCGTGGTCAGTAAGAGCCAAGGCATCACAACCATTTTCATAAGCAAAATTCATATGATCTGAAGGTAGACCAAGACCGTCAAACACGCTGAAAGTACTGTGAGCGTGCAGACCAACAAACTTGATTTTAGATTCCGTGCGCTCCATTTTGCTCCTTTAGTTATCAGCGACAACTTTCATGTTATTGCGGTAGAGAATATTTTCAATAGTGTTTTCGCCAACAGTACCTAATTCATCGCGTACTGATGATAGGAATTCGTCAGTGCTTTCATCCATTTCAGCACTCTTATCTTCGCATTGAACCTCTTTGCAGTTCTCAAAAAAGTTAATGAAAAATTCCTGTTGATCAAACGTAAGAGCCTCAAATGAATCTGGTAAATTTAGAACATCTTTATTATTGAGCCAAGTATAGGCATCTTTTACTGACTTGAAAAGTTCGTTGTTACTCATATTCTCTCCAATATGTTATTTGGGCGGATTTCTTTATTTGGTCTTCGTAAGGTACAATGGCTTGCAAGATAAGCTCTATATCCGTCCCAAGTATTCATATTATAGAACCACTTCAAGCTGTATGTATTGCCCTCTAGTATAACAGGCTCGAACACTTTGTCAACGGTGAACTTGGTGGCTGACCATCGTTCTTCTTTTGGTAATAATTCTTGCCATGTACCACCAATCTTGAACTCTGATATGGTTTTATATTTCCTTGTTCCGGTATTGCGAACAAAAGCATCGCAAGCTTTTAGCTGTTCATGATTTATGGTAAATCCAAGCGGCTCACCATCCTTGAAAGTCTTGCCGTTATAATTGAAATAAAAATTCTTATGGGAATTTATTAACGGTCTATTTGTCATCGCCACAAATGGGTGATAAATTGCGTCATGAAAAGCGATATAATACATTGATGGTTCTAGTTGGGAACTCAATTTTGTGCCCAATTTACGAGCGCACATGGCTGAATTTATAATGCCATATGCCTCCGAGTCTTTTACACCATAGTCTTTCACACGCATTGGACAATAGAAAATTGGAATTCTTTTTTGTTTATCAGAGGGGAACTTCATATTGTTCATGTTGAAAAAGAACAAAGGATCATAAATGAAGTCGCCCAATACTTTTTGTAGTAAAGTCAAATGTTCTCTTCTTACTGTAATCCAAATACTATCAACACCAGCAGCAGCACACTCCATAACAGCTCTTTCAATTGCTGTATAGTTTATGTTGAGCGGCATTAGAAAATCTGGGTACACATGCTCAAAAACTTGTGTGCGACGATAAGCTGATATGCATCCTGCAATTCTAAATTGGGTTCGGGGCTTTTTCTTTGCCATAAGTAATCTTCCAGATTGAAACGAATTTGTTGTATTGTATCTGACTTATTATATTCTATCGTCTTTCGTTCGTATATTTCTTTCTTCAGTGGTGTGAATAAATTCTTTGCCTCTGAAAAATCATTGCCATGTTTTCTAAATAAGTCCATCAGAATATATTTGGTATAGAAAAGAGAGTATTCTAAATCGTCCATCTTGTCATGCGGAATAAAAGACTCCGCTGTGCAGCTAATCGTATTGGAATAATTTATGTATACGTTTTTGATAAAATCGTTTTCGTTCTGAAAAAGATCAATACCAAATGAAAGTTGTTTGCCAACATGAAACTTCTCAAGCACTCTATTTGTCTTTTGTTCAATCAGCTCATAATCACTGTCTTTCAATATGTTATCATTGACAATATACAACTTATCAAATTCAATATGATAAATCTTGTTAGTTTCTGAACAGACTTTTAGACAATTAGGATTCTCAAGCGAAACAAACTTTACATTATCAGCAAACTTTATCTTGCCAAGTATTGAAAGGAAGAAACATAACTTCTTATATATGTTTAGCTTACTATCGTTATAAGACACAACACCGCTTGGAGTCCTGAACTCGTTCTTTTCATCAGAAAAGTTCAGCAATTCCAAGCGGTGCTCTGTTGAAAAATACTCAAATCCTGTTGGATAATTTAGATTTTCACATACAATTGGTATTCCTGTCAGATAAGATAGTGCTAGTGAATCTAAATCATTGCCAAATATAAGATTCTTTTCCTTGAAACAATGACGCATTACTCTTTATTTAGTGGAAATAATTCTGCAAT